CTACACCATTGAGTTCGCCTCAGTATTCGATCGCTGGCGCACCCATTCCACCGGAAATGGCTCCATTAGCCCCGGCAGCGTCATCGCCTCCGGCTGCCGCCCATCCAGGATCGCCTCGACGATGTCCGGCGCCAGCAGCGTCAGGCGCAGCAGGCGGGAGACATAGGACGAGTTGATCTTCTCTGCCGCCGCCAGCTCGTTGATCGTCGCGTACCGCCCGGTCTCCATCATCCGCCGCCACCGGAACGCCCGGGCTACCGCCTTCACCAACGTGGTGTCCCCAGCCCACGCCCCCCGGTTGGTGGGACTGGCAGGCGCGACCATCAGCTTCCGCCCGCCCCGCGGCTTCCGGACCGCCAGCGGCACCCTCACCGTCAGCATCTGCGCGGCGCCGGTCATGCTGCTGCCCTTGCCGACTCGGCGCTGGTCGCCGCCAGGTCCCGGGCCAGGCTAGCCAGCCCCTCCAGCTTCAGCCGAACGTCGGCGCCGCTAATGCCGATGTCCACCCGGTCGACCAGCAGGCGGATGATCCGCGCCTGCTCTGCGGGGAACAGCTCCTCCCACAGCGGGTCCAGCCGCTCCAGCGCCAGGCGCGCCTCGTCCTCCGTCATGTCCGGCGCCGAGGCCCGTGCCGCGCGCCAAGCCCCCAGCACCACCTCCGGCCGGCGCAGCAGCCCCCGAACCTGCGCAATGACCGCGCCCTCGATCTCCGCGGCGGAGATGCGCGCGATGGCCGGGCCGTCCGCGGCGCTGCCCTTCAGCACAGACTGACTGACATAGTAGCGGTACTGCTGACCGCGGCGCCCTCGCGCATGGGTGGGCGACATGGCACGCCCGTCGCTGCCGAAGATCAGCCCACGCAGCAGCGAAGGCGTTTGGCAGCGGGTGCGATTGGCGCGTGTCTTCGGGCTGATCGCCAGCAGGGCGTGCGCCGCATCCCACATGGCCTGTGGCACGATGGCAGCATGCTCGCCCGGGTGCGACTTGCCCTTGTGCATCGCCTCGCCGAGATAGGTCCGGTTGCTGAGCACCCGATACACGTCGCTCTTGGTGAAGGCGCGGCCGCGCTTCGTGGTTGCGCCTTCGGCCCGGAGCATGGTGACCAGCTTCGTGCCGGATTCCGTCTCGACGAACCCCTCGAAGATGCGGCGTACCAGCGCGGCCTCGGCGTCGTTCACCAGCAGCTTGCGATCCTTGGCGTCGTAGCCGAGCGGCACAAAGCCCCCCATCCAGATCCCGCGCGCCCGCGACGCCGCGACCTTGTCGCGGATGCGCTCGCCGATGACCTCGCGCTCGAACTGCGCAAAGCTGAGCAGGATGTTCAGCGTCAGCCGCCCCATGCTCGTCGTCGTGTTGAACGACTGCGTGACGGAGACAAAGGTCACGCTATTCGCGTCGAAAACCTCGACCAGCTTGGCAAAGTCCATCAGCGCGCGCGACAGGCGGTCGATCTTGTACACCACCACCACGTCAATCAGCCCGCGCTCGATGTCCGCCAGCAGGCGCCGCAGCGCCGGCCGTTCCAGCGTTCCGCCAGACACACCGCCATCATCGTAGCGATCGCGGACCAGCACCCAGCCCTCCGACCGCTGGCTGGTGATGTAGGCCTCACAAGCCTCGCGCTGGGCGTCGAGCGAGTTGAACTCCATGTCGAGTCCTTCCTCGCTCGACTTGCGCGTGTACACCGCGGCGCGGATCTTCCTCACTGTGGCCGGCATCGCGGCCTCGGCGGCTGGCTTGCGCTTCATGCGGTGCCCCTCCGGTTCTTCAGGCCGAAGAACAGCCAGCCATTCCAGCGGGTGCCAGTAATGGCGCGGGCGATGGAGGAGAGCGACTGATAGGGGCGCCCCTGATACTCGTAGCCGTCGTGCAGCACGGTGACGCTGTGCTCGACCCCCTGGTACTCGCGGATCAGCCGTGTCCCGGTGATCGGTTTGTCGTCGCCGCGGATGCGCCGGAGGACCGGATTGCCGCCGTCGAGTTGTTCACCCAAGGCCTCGAGGCGCTGGATCGTCTCGGCTTTCAGGCCGCCATAGGCCAGTTCCTGGATCCGGTAGGCCAGCCGGCTCTCCAGGAAGCGCCGGTTGTAAGGCGGCGGCTCTGCGGCGAAGAGCTCCCGCCACTGCTGCTTCAGGTCCGGCGTGCCGGTGGTCTTCAGGGCCGCCAGCCGGCCCAGCACGTCGGCCGGCAGGATGGCGGCGATGGTCGGCGGCGGCGGGGTGGCGGCTTTGGATTTGGTGGCGCGTGTCATGCGGGTCTCCGGTTGGTCCGGTTCGCATGCAGGCGCTGGGGTGCCAGGAAGTGTAGGTCCGGCTCTCCGCGGTCCGCGGCCTCGCGCGCAGCTTCCTCGGCAGCGCGGCTGCGCAGCCGCACCAGGCCCGCGGCGAGGATGGTGCACACCTCACGCAGGTGCGGCGGGAGGTGGCCATTGATCGGGTTCGGCAGGGGCATCGAGATCCAGCACGCATTGTCCTGCCTAATCTCTACCGCCTCGCCACCCGCACCTTCTCAGCCGGCCGGCTTGGCGCGGCGCCATGCACGGCCGTCAGTGCCGACGGTCGTCCGACATTCGGCTTCACGGTCGGCCAAATCCGGCTCAGACGCGCCTTGATCGAGCTGTCGCAGGGCACATTGTCGGGTCCCAGCTGCGCGGCGAACCAATCCTGGATCATCCGTAGCCATTCAGCCTGCGTCGCCGGTGGGCCCGGGTCGTAGATGGTCTTCGCGATCTCGCACCAGCAGCCTTCCCAATCGAATTTGGGCGGAGCACCGCGTGACTTCTCCCGCCCGTTCGCGCCTGCCACGGCAGCAGTCGCCGAATGGATACCGCCGATCCCCTGCGCCTCCTGGAAGCGCTCCATCTCGGCTCGGCGCACCACCAGCGACTGGCGGTCGACCAGAATCGTGGCGCGCTCATCATCCTGGTCGGGGAGATCAAGCACCTCCCCCTGCACACCACAGAATCGCCCGATGGCCTGCGAGCCGTTCAGCAACACGGACCAGGCATCCACGCTGCGGATGTCCATCGTCCCGACGATCCAGCGCGTCCCGGTCGGAATGCTGAACGGTCGCCCGTCGGCATCCTCCTCGACTTCACTCGTTTCGACACGCAGCCCTCCCACCGCGATCGACAGGGTCAATTCGCTTTCCAGGGCATAGGCGGCGATGTCGGCTTCTGAGAGCGACCAGTACTCACAGAGTTCAACCAGGCCGTAGAACGGCTTGCGGGGGAGAGGTTTGGCCATCACCTCTCCGTCCGGTCGATCGCGCGCAGCCGGCGATAGGCACGCACCACCTTCGCCATATCGGTGCGCATATCAGGTGGCAGGCGCTGCGCCTCGACGAACACGTCATCCATACACAAGCCGAGGATCGCGGCAGCGCGCTCGATGAGCTGATCGCGCGGCGGGCTCTCCATGTCCCGTTCGATCCGCGACCAATAGGCCGCTGAAATCCCCAGCCGATCCGCCATGTCGGTCATGCCGATCCCGAGCGCAGTCCGGCGCTCCCGGATGATCCTGCCAAAGCTCACAGCTTTGCTCCTTCAATCAAGCCGTAGCGTTGCAGTCGCACGGCGATGAACCTGTCCGAGACGCCGAAATCGCCGGCCAGCGCCGCCACGACCCCCGCCAGGGCTTCCTCGGGAGTGTCGCGGGCGAGGACTCGGAATCCGGGGCGTCCCCGATGCGGCGCATGCACCATCCGCAGCTTCTCGGTCCGCGCATGCGCGACCATGCGAAGATGCAGCGGCGCAGGCGGCACCAGCAGCGCCCCCATGAACTCATTGGCGCGTCGCTCGGACAGCAAGGTGGCCCGGTCGAGGCAGCCGGGGTCGGCCGTCACCGACCGATAGCGCCGTGCGGGCTGCTCCACGGCGGATGGCACGTCGAACACGATATGGCCGATCTCGTGTGCTGCCGTGCTGAGCGCCAATTCCGGCCGGTTGGCCATCATGCCCGCATTGACCGACACCAACGCCAGCCCGGGGGCTGCGGGATCGGTCTCGCAGATACCCAGCACCGCACGGCCGTCCTCATCATGCACCGCATGGGCGAAGTCCCACTCGGCAGTGATCTGCCGGCTGTTGACCTCGAGCACGCTCGCAGTGGCGGCCAGCGCTCCTGCGTCCAACGCCCAGGCGCTGCCCTTCCGCGCGACGACGCGGCGCAGTTGGGCGGCGACAGCCCAGACGGCCTCGGCCGTGAGCCGATGCGGGACGCCGGTCTGCGGGTGGTGGGCATAGGTCAGGGACACCGGCATTGCGGCAAGCCTCGGTTGATGACGTAAGGGGTTAAGGCGCGTGTTCCTTTTATGTTCTCCTCCCGTGCTGAGTCCAGCATCGCGAACAAGTGTCGGTCATTAAATCTTCGCACCGAAATCCCGCGCGGCGCTCAGTCGTGGCGTAGTCCTCAGAAACCCCTGGTTTTCCTGCCGGCCAAGAATGTGCCGGGACAATCCTGGCCGGCATTTATCGGCTTTGTTGGTCAATCGGCCGCAGCGCCTCGTGGTCCGGTCCGCTCATCGACGCAGCCAGCGCGATGCCGGAGCCAGACATGATCACACAACGCACTTCGAACCCCGTCGACCGACCCGCCTGGGACCAACCGCAGTTGCGCCAGGCCCTCTCCACCGCCCAGCACCGGGCCGCCCGGGGGGCGCGCCGGCTGCAACTCTCCGCCCCCGACCGGGAGGACCTGCGCCAGGACATCCTGCTCGCCATGCTGCAACGCAGCCGGCACTTCGACTCGGAGCGCGGCGCCTGGTCGACCTTTGTCGGGTTCGTCGCCCGGCATGTCGTCGCGGACCACGCGCGCATTCAGCGGGATCAGCCGCGGCCGGTGTTCCTCCCGCTCGAGGTGGATGCGTTCCCTAACGGCTGTTCGGTGACGCAGCAGGATCACGTCGATCCGTGCCTGGAGCTCGACCTCCAGCGTGTGGCCCAGGAACTGCCGACCGCGCCGCAATCCATCCTGCGGCTGCTGGCCGCCGAAGGCGATGTGCCGAGCGCGCAGCGGGCCAGCGCCCAGTCCCGCCCGACCTTCTACCGCTCGGTCGCCGATCTCCGCTGCTGGCTGCGCGCGACGGGCCTCCGCCCGCAGCGCGGCCGCGCACGCGCCCAGGCGCACAGCGCCGGCTGAGAAAAACTCGCCCACCGATCCGTAGAGAACAAGAGCCGAACCATGCGTTCCAGGGAGAGCCGACCGATGCACCTCGTGCACCTCACCACCCAATTGCTGCCACCCGCCCAGGTGTCGAAGGCCAGCGCGCCGACGAACGTCGTCGTGAGCGAGAATGATCTCTGCGATCGACTTGCCGATGCGATGCCCGGCGACACCATCACCTACCACGTCGGCATGCTGGCCCGGGATCGGGCGCCGCAGACGCAAATACTCAGCCCGGATCGCTGCCGCGATCTCAGCGCTGTCGCCGACCGTGTTCTGCAACTGGCCGAGGCCGGCTGGGTGCATCTGGTGCAGCGCCGGCTTGGCGAGGAACGCTTTGCCTACCTGCTGATCGTGCGACCCAGGCCGCGCGCCCTTCGTGGCGCGGCCATGCCGCTCCCCGCTGCACTCAAGCAGGCGGCGTGAGGCCGGCCATGGGGAAGCCATCCCGCGACAAAGGCCTGCGCCGTGAGCGCGCCATCGTCGAAACCCACCTGAAGTGCGGCATCCACGCCGAGCGGGTGCCGCTGTCCGGCGCCGTCCGGTACCGCGGCAACGGCGCCGACGTCGACCTGTACGTCCGCGGCCCGGAGCCGGTGAAGGCAGAGGTCAAGGCCCGCGCCGAGGGCGATGGCTTCAAGACGCTGGAGCGCTGGCTCGGTGGCAACGACGCCCTGTTTCTCTGGCGCGACCGCGCAGCGCCCTTCGTGGTGCTGCCCCTGCACGTCTGGCTGGAGATCGTCGGCCGCAGCGCACGGTGCGCGGACCCCGATTCCGATCGCAGTCGTGCTCGTCGCGCGCGCCAAGCCGAGGAAGGCGCGTTGCCGTCCGCCGATGCCGTCGCGGAGCCCGCGCAATGAGTCCGCGCACCGCGCACTACCAGCGCGCCATTGGCGAAGCCCTCCGCGATCTCGCCAGCGGTGCGCTGCTCGCCGGCGGCTTCATCGCGCTCCTCTGGCTCGCCGAACTGGCGACCGTCCGATGAGCACCATCCCCTCGACCAGAAGGACCACCATGAACAACCGAACCACTCTGGCGCAGCTGCGCGAGATGGACGGCGAGCAGGCCGCACGCCTGCCCGTCGATCATCTGGCGCTGCTGCTGGAAGAGGTCGGGGCGCTGAAGGCCGACGCCAAGCACCTCGCCGACCTGCTGCATGACGCGTTGCATGCCCGCTACGGCGCCCCCGCCGCCGCGGCCCGTCGCGCCGAGGGCAAGGACACCGGCCGTGTCCGCATCGCGGATGACGCCTTCGAGGTCGTCGCCGACCTCCCGAAGAAAGCAGCGTGGGACCAGCCGAAGCTGGCCGCGGCGGTCGCCACCATCGTGGCGTGGGGCGAGGACCCCGCGGACTACGTCACCACCGAGATCCGCGTGCCGGAAAGCCGCTTCACGGCCTGGCCGCCGCGCATCCGCGCGGTCTTCGAGCCGGCGCGCACCGTCGCCACCGGCCGCCCCTCCTACACCCTCGAACAGAAGGACGCCGCGTGATGGCACATGAGCTCCGCATCCAGGTCGTCATCCCGCTGCAGGGCGATGCTGTCGCCCGCGCTAAGGACGTCGCCGCCTTCGAGCCGACGCTCGACGGCTTCACCGAAGTCGTCGCGCGCGCCGGCGGCGACATCAAGGTCGACGTCATCAAGGCCAAGCCGCGCGCCGCGAAGCAGGAGGCGCACTGATGGCGATCTCCCTCGCATCCCTGCGCAGCAGCACCAGCCTCTCGCCGCCGCGGCTGCTCCTCTACGGCGTCGCCGGAGTCGGCAAGACCGAGTTCGCCGCCGCCTCGCCTCGGCCCGTCATCCTGCAGACCGAGGATGGTCTCGGCCGGATCGAGGCGACGACCTTCGGGCTGCTGCGCAGCTTTGACGAAATCATGGAGGCCTTGGGCGCGCTTTACACCGAACCGCACGACTTCGAGACCCTGGTGGTGGACAGCCTCGATTGGCTGGAGCCGCTGGTGTGGCAGCACACGGCGCGAACCCACAACCAGCCGGATATCGAGTCCTTCGGCTACGGCAAGGGCTATCTCGCCGCGCTGGATACCTGGCGCAGCTTTCTCGACGGCGTGAATGCGCTGCGCGAAGAGCGCGGCATGGGCGTGATCCTGATCGCGCATGCCGAGATCAAGCGCTTCGACAGCCCGGAGACGGAACCCTACGACCGGTATCAGCCCAAGCTGCACCGCAGCGCCTCGGCGCTGGTGCAGGAGCATGTCGATGCTGTGCTGTTCGCGAACTACCGCGTCAGCACGCTGAAGTCGGACGTCGGCTTCAACAAGAAGGTGGTCCGCGGCGTAAGCGGCGGCGATCGCCTGCTGCACACCGCCGAGCGCCCCGCCTTCCTCGCGAAGAACCGCTTCGGGCTGGCCGAGACGCTGCCGCTGTCCTGGCCCGAGCTCGCCGCCGGCATCCCCTTCTACGCGACGCAGCCCAGCGCCGCCCCCGCCTCCACCACCGAAGCCCGGAGCTGACCCATGGCATCCCTCAATGGAACCTTTGACGCGACCGAGGTCGCCCCCGCCGTCCCGCTCGAGGTGCTGCCGCCCGGCAAGTACCTCGCGCATCTGATCGAGAGCGAGATGATGCCGACCAAGGCGGGCGACGGGCAGCTGCTCAAGCTGGTGTTCGAGGTGCTGGAAGGCCCCTCCGCACGCCGGAAGATCTTCGACCAGCTGAACCTGGTGAACCGTAACGAGCAGACGGTCGAGATCGCGCAGCGCACGCTGTCGGCCATCTGCCACTCGGTGGGCCAGGTGCATGTCAGCGACAGCGAGCAGCTGCACTTCAAGCCGCTGATCGTGACGCTGAAGGTCGAGCCGGCCGGTCCCGACAAATACGGCGTGCACCGGGAGGCGCGGAACAAGGTGGCCGGGTACTCGGCGGCCAACGCCGGCGCGGCCACCGGCACCGCCCCGCGCCCTCCCACCCCGGGGCCCCGTCCGGCAGCCGCGGCACCTCCGCCGGCCGCCCGCACCGGTGCCGCGGCGACCCCGCCCTGGCGCCGCAATGCCTGATCACCTGCCGGCAGGCCTCGCGCCTGCCGGCCTCTCTCCCTCGAACCAGGATCAGGTCATGGCTGCCCTTCCCACGCCCGTATGTCCCACCGTCACCGCCATCTACGCCGTCTATGAGGCGGCAGCGGACAACGGCTATCGCGCACATCTGGGCGCCTCGTTGATTGGCACCGAATGCGAGCGCGCCATCTGGTATCCTTTCCGCTGGGCCACGCGCGCCCGGCATGCTGGCCGGCTGCTGCGGCTGTTCGACACTGGCAATCTGGCCGAGGCCCGCTTCGTCGCGGACCTGCGCCGCATCGGTGTCACCGTCCTGGACCTGGATCCCGCATCGGGGCGCCAGTGGAACCTGCGCGATGCCTCCGGCCACTTCGGCGGCAGCATGGACGCAGTGGCGATCGGCCTACCCGAGGCGCCGGCGACCTGGCACGTCTGCGAGTTCAAGACCCACAGCGCCAAGTCCTTCGCCAAGCTGAGGGCCGAGGGCGTCGCCGCGTCGAAGCCGCTGCACTGGGCGCAGATGCAAGCCTACATGCATCTCGCTGGCCTTGATCGGGCCTTCTACCTGGCGGTCTGCAAGGACACGGACGAGCTCTACCAGGAGCGCATCCGGCACGATGCCGAGGCCGGGCTGCTCATCCTGGCCAAGGCCGAACGCATCATCGGCGCCGCGCGGCCGCCGGCCCGCATCAGCCAGGATCCCGCCTGGTGGCAGTGCCGCTTCTGCGACCACCACGCCGTATGTCATGCCGGCGCGGCACCGGAGCGGCATTGCCGGTCCTGCCTGCACGCCTCGCCCGCGCAGGGTGGCGACTGGCATTGCGCGCGCCACCACGCCCCTCTCGGCCGGCGCGACCAGGAGGCAGGCTGCGCGGCGCATCTCTATCTGCCGGATTTCGTGGCCGCCGAGCAGATCGACGCGGGCGAGGACTGGGTCAGCTATCGGCTGCCGGACGGCACCGAATGGCGTGACGGCGTGCCCGGCGCGGCGCGGCCGGACATCGTCTCGCACCTGCCGTGCCGGATCTGTCGCGCCACGATCTATCGGGTCGGGCCCGGCAAGGGGCCGCACATCGCCGAGCTGATCTGCACCGGCTGCGAGACGGGCGGGCGCTGGCTCAGCAAGGTCGACGCCGTGGCGATGGGGGTGGCGGCATGACCCTCTCCCTCCGCCCGTATCAGCGCGCCGCCATCGAGGCGCTCTACGACTATTTTTCGGCCAGCAGCGGCAATCCGCTGGTCGTGATGCCGACCGGCACGGGCAAGAGCCTGTGCATTGCCGGCTTCACGCGCGAGGCGATCGCCGCCTATGGCGACACCCGCGTGCTGATCCTCACCCACGTGAAGGAGCTGATCCAGCAGAACTTCATGGCCATGCTGCGCGCCTGGCCGGAGGCGCCGGCCGGCATCTACTCGGCGGGCCTGTCCCGCCGTGACATCCACGCGCAGATCCTGTTCGCCGGCATCCAGTCCATCCACCGCCATGCGCGGCAGGTGCAGCGTTGCGACCTCGTGCTGATCGATGAGGCGCACCTGCTCGGCCGTGGCGACAGCGGCATGTACCGCTCATTCCTCGCCCAGCTGAACGAAATCAACGCTGGCCTGCTGAAGGTCGTCGGCTTCACAGCCACCCCCTATCGGCTCGACAGCGGCATGCTGCACGAGGGCAAGGATCGGCTCTTCACCGACATCGCCTTCCAGGTGCCGGTGCTGGAGATGATCCAGCAGGGCTATCTCTGCCCGGTCGTGCCGAAGCAGACCTCGACGCAGCTCGACGTGGGCGGCGTCGGCACCCGCGGCGGCGAGTTCATTGCCAAGGATCTCGAGGCGGCGGTGGACCGCGACGAGGTGACCCGCGCCGCCGTGGCCGAGATCGTTCAGCACGGCGAAGGCCGCGGCTCCTGGCTGGTGTTCTGCTCGGGCGTCGCTCACGCCCGCCATGTCCGAGACGCCATCCGCGAGCATGGCATCTCCGCCGAGACGGTCACCGGCGACACGCCGGGGCCGGAGCGGGACGGCATCCTGGCGGCGTTCAAGGCAGGGCGGCTGCGGTGCGTCACCAACGCCAATGTCCTGACCACCGGCTTCGACGCGCCGGGCACCGACCTCATTGCGCTCCTGCGCCCCACCAAGAGCGTTGGCCTCTATGTGCAGATGGTCGGCCGCGGCACGCGCCTCGCCGAAGGCAAGGACAACTGCCTGGTGCTCGACTTCGCCGGCAACACGGCGCGGCACGGTCCGATTGACACGGTGGATGGCCGGAAGAAGGAACCCGCCGGTGATGGCGAGGCGCCGATCAAGGTCTGCCCGGAATGCCAGACCATCAACCACGCCAGCGCGCGGCACTGCATCGAGTGTGACCACGAGTTCCCGCCGCCAGTGGTGAAGGTGGCGCCGCAGGCAGCGTCGAACGCGCTGCTCTCCACGCAGATCCAGGCGGCCTGGTGCGATGTCACCAGCATCACCTACGCGCGCCACGAGAAGCCCGGGAAGCCCGCCTCACTGCGCGTCACCTACGAATGCGGCCTCGCGCGGCACAGCGAATGGGTCTGCTTCGAGCACACCGGCTTTCCGCGCGACAAGGCGGTGGGTTGGTGGCGTCGGCGTGCCGGCAATCTCCCGCCACCTGCGACCGTGGATGCGGCGCTGGAACAGCTGGACCAGCTGCGTCGTCCCATCGCGATCCAGGTGCGGCCGGCCGGCCAGTACACCGAGATCGCCGCCGCGAGGTTCGTGTGAGATGCGCCGCATGTCGCCTCCGCACCGCCCGCGGCTTTGGCTGGTTCGATCCGCGCGTGCGGACCAGCGAGCCGCTGCCGGCCTGTTCCATGCGCGGCATGAACGCGCTCTGCCGGAGGTGGGGCGTGGTTGATCCCGACGAGCACGAAGTCGCCGCCATCGCGGCGGCCAGCCCCACGGCGGGCGAATGCCTGGAGAGCATCGGGAAGACCGATCTCGCGGTCCTGACCGAGGCCGAGTGGCTGACGCTGCTGGAGGTGATCATCACCGCCTACCAGGATGAGCTTGCTCGCCTGCTGGATCGGGGCCGGCACCCGGCGCCGCCGCTCGCGGTGGGTGGCCGCTCATGAGCGGCGTCACCTCCGCCCGAGAGGTCGCGCGCCGGATCGGTCTCTCGCACACAGCCATCCAGAACGCCGAACGCGCTGGACGAATCGCACGGGAAGATGACGGCACCTGGGACGTCGAGAACGTCCAGCGAGGTCTGTCGGGAAAGCCTGCGCGCGAGCGTCGCGCTAAAACTGATATCGCGCCAGATCAGACCAGCGCCGCAGATGATGCCCCCCGCCCGGTCGGTGGAAGCGGCATCGCCTCGACGCGCGAGCTTGCCCGACGCCTTGGCTGTTCCCACACCTCGCTGCAGAAGGCAGAGCGATCCGGCCGCATCGCGCGGGAACCGAATGGCCGCTGGGATTCGGAGAAGGTACGCGCGGGCCTCAAGACGCGGGCTGACCCCACGCAGCGTGCGCCACACGGTTCGCGGGGACCGTGGGCCAAGCCTGCGCAATACTTCGCCAAGCTCGACACGGACATCATCGGCCCGGTCCGCAACATCCATACGGAGCTTGAGTCTGCGCGCCGCGCGCTCCAGCGCGCTGCCGAGCAGATTGCGGCGCTCTATCCCGAGATCCTGCGCCTGGAACGCGCCTGCGACGCAGCCATTGCCGCACAGGAGCGTGGCAGCGAATGACGGATGCTCCCTCCTTCATGGCCGACTACGGCGAACGCCTGGTCGACAACGGCTACTCGGTCATCCCCATCATGTCGGGCACGAAGGTGCCGGGGCGGTTCACCGGTGGGGAATGGTCGCCCTATCCGGACTGGACCCGGCACTGCGACCGGCCGACGAAGCCCTTCGAGGTGGACATCTGGCGCCGCTGGCCAGGCTGCGGCGTGGGCATCGCCACCGGCGCCGTGGTGGGCATCGACATCGATATCCTGGACGGCGCGTTGGCCATCCAGATCGCCGAGCTCGCCACGTCGATGCTGGGCGATACACCCTGCCTGCGCATCGGCCGCGCCCCAAAGCGGCTGCTCGTCTATCGCGCCGCCACGCCATTCGCCGGCCGGAAGCGCCATCCCCTCGAGCTGCTGTCGCGCGGCCAGCAGTTCGTCGCCTATGCTGTCCACCCCGATACCGGCCGCCCCTATGAGTGGCCGGAGGACAGCCTGGTGGAGACGCCGCTCTCGCGCCTCCCGGTGGTCGACGAAGCGGGATGTGCGGCATTCCTGGACGCCGCCTGGCGGCTCGTGCCCGACGAGGTGCGGGTGAACTCGATTCTCGCGGACGCGCCGACCAGCGCCTGGCGCGGCCCAAGCGACCCGAAGGGCACGCGGGACGCCATCGCCGCGGCCTTAGCTTGGCTGCCGAACGACGACCTGCCGGGCAATGAATGGATCACGGTCGGCGCGGCCATCAAGGCCGCGATCGGCGAGGAGGGGCGCGACCTCTGGCTCGACTGGTCGCGGCGGTCCGGGAAATCGGGCCAATCGGGTCGATCCGACACCCCCGAGCGGCGCTGGGCCTCGCTCCGGCCGCACAGCGTCGGCGCTGGGAAGATCTACTGGCTCGCCGAGCAGCGCGGCTGGGTGCCGGATCCCGCCCTGACGCTGAACGGCACGGCGGCCGAACAGGCGAGCCAGCCGCATCCGGCCGCGGGGCTGTTGGCGAAGGTCGCGGTTGCACCGCTGCCGATCGCGCCGCCGCCGAAGCCCTATCGCGTGCCGCCCGAGCTGCTGCAGGTGGATGGCACGCTGAAGCTGTTCCTGGATTACGCCACGGGCAGCGCCGTCAGTCCGCAGCCGTTCCTCTCGTTGGGTGCCGCGATCTGCCTGGTCGGCGCCATCGCCGGCCGCCGGTATCGCACGCCGACCGACCTGCGCAGCAACCTCTATGCGATCGGCATCGCCGACAGTGGCGGCGGCAAGGACCATGCGCGGCGCTGCGCAAAACGCGCCATTTATGCTGCTGGCCTCGACCGATACCTCGGCGGCGAGGATCTGGCCTCCTCGGCCGGCTTGCTCACCTCCTTGCAGCGCCATCCCGCCCGCCTGTTCCAGGTCGATGAATTCGGCCAGTTCCTGAAGCTGGTCCTGAATGCGCGCGCCCCAGCCCATAAGGCGGCCATCTGGTCGGAGCTGACAAAGCTCTACACCTCGGCCGCCGAGCCCTACATTGGCGCGGAGTACGCCGACCAGAAAGCGCGGCCGCGCGTCACCATCGAGCAGCCCTGCGCCTGCATCTGGGGCGTCACGGTGCCAGGGCCGTTCTGGTCGGCGCTGGAGGGTGGCGCCCTAGCGGACGGGTCGATTGCGCGCTTCTTGGTGTTCCTCACGGACGACGACTACCCGGAGCGCAATGAGACCCCGGCGCCAATGGACCCACCGCCAGACCTCGTGGCGGCCCTGCAGGGGATCGCGCGTGGTGTGCCAGGCCACAGCCATGGCGGGAACATCGCCGACGCCATGGAATCCTCGGCGCCCATCCACGCCTACACGGTGCCGATGACACGCGACGCTGAGACCGCAATGGCACGCGTGCGCCGTGAGGCCACCGACCTGTTGCGCTCACACCGCGGCACCCACGCCACCGCTCTGTTCGGCCGATACGCCGAGAACACCGCCAAGCTGGCGATGATCGCCGCAGTCAGTCGTGATCCCGGCCGGCCCATCACCGAGGTGCATGACGTCACCTGGGCATCGGCGCTGGTCGAGCACTGCATCGGCACGCTGCTCCGCGAAGCCGAGCGTCTCGTCTCGGACAACGACACCGAGGCAAATCACAAACGCGTCCTGGAGATCATCCGGGCCGCTGGCGAGATTAGCCGGAACGCACTGGTCCGCAAGACCCAGTTCCTGTCGAAGCGGGAGCGCGAGGAAATCTTCGACGCGCTGGTCGAGGGTGAACTGGTCGCGCGTAGCGTGAAGCAGACCGGCACCAGACCGACGATGCTGTTCACGGCGTGCGGAACGCCTGAGGCGGCTGATGGCAAGGAGGCATCGCCTTGACGTATTCGATTCATCAAGCGGCACGATGGCGCCGAAACCTAGGCCAAAGGCGGGTTCCGCGCGCATACGTCAATACGTCAATACGTCACGCGGGCGCACACGGGGACATGCAGGTCACGCGTGTTCGGGGAGAGAGACCCCTTGATGAATTGATGTATTGATGAATCCCCCAATAGACCCCCCTGGTCACCTGCGCATGCGCGCGAATGGTGACCGCCTTCCCGTGCAGGGATCGCAGCGGATCACCGGTGGTCCTCAACCGCCGAGGTCCAGCCTCGACCGCGGCACCTGCAGCGCCACCACCACGCCCGAGATGGAGATGCTGCGCCGCCGTGTCTGGCAGCAGCAGGGCGTCATCTCGCTGCACCTCGAGGACATCACCGATCCCTGGCTGCGCCAGGCGATCCAGAACGAAGCCGTGCGCCGCTGGGGACCACGGCAGCAGGAGAAGAATCATGGCCGGTAAGCGGAAGGCAAAGACCTCCAAACGGGACGAGGCGCTCGGCCCGTCGAAGTGGCGGCTCCAGCATGGCGGGTTCTCGGAGCCGGTTCGTGAGGCTGATCCGGAGACCGGCGTCCCGGTCCAGTATCGTCGTGCCGTCGACACGCTCGGGCTTATGCTGGCCAATGGCAGCATCACGCCGCAGATGCACGAGGCCGGGGCGATGTTCCGTGTGACCTTCCGCCTCGCGGCGCTGGACGGTATGCGCACGACGCAGCTGCTGCGCATCCAGGGTGGCGGAGGCGATCTGCTGAGCGAACGCCAGGCTGCTGCGCGGCGTCGGTTGGCCGCGACCCTGGACCTATTCGGCGGCGCGGACAGCGCCGGCGGAAGCTGCCTGTGGCACGTACTCGGCCTCGAGTGCTCCCTGCGGGAATGGGCACTGCGGCAGGGGTGGTCGGGACGTCCGGTCCATCACGTCCAGGCGCAGGGCATCCTGCTCACGGCGCTCGGCGTGCTGGCGGCCCATTACGGCCTGCAGCCGCGGGAGCGTGCCGCTTGAGCCTCAGCCCAGAGCGGCCTTCAGGTCCGCCATCGTGGCCATCAGCGTCATCGGGTCGATCGGTGACGGCACGAAGCCACACGCCTGGTAAAAGCGCTGGGCGTCGGCGTTCAGGGCCTGCACCAACACGCCGCGCACCGCCAGCACCTCGCTGGCCTGCAGCACGCGCAAGACCGCGTCCCGCAGCAGGGCCCGGCCGATGCCCTGGCCGTGCAGGCTGCGGTCCACCGCCAGTCGGCCTAGCATCGCCATGGGGATCGGGTCGGGCATGTTGCGCTTCACACGCCCTGAAGCGGCGATCACGGCCACCGCCCCAGCCGCCAGGCAGTAGAACCCCACCACGAAGCCGGCGCGGCACACCACGAAGGTCCTTGACGCGCCGGCCGCCTGATTCGCCCGCGCACGCCGCCGTAGCCACTCATCGAGCGTGGCCTCGCCGCTGTCGAACATCGCCAGGTCGTGCTTGTCTTCGAGCGGCGCCGGCGCGCTGAGCCGGTCGGCACTCACTCCCACGGTGGCGCGGTCTCCAGCAGCTTGCGAAGCCGGCCGTTCGGGTTGGGCGGCGCGTCGAGCAGCGCCTGGAACTTTGCATACGCAGCCGGCTGGGTGCGGAACAGCGTGCGGTCGAGAATGGCGTCGGTCGCAGCGCGGCGCGCAGCCTCCAACATGAACTCGGAGCGCGACTTCCCCGAGAGCACGGCGGCCTGGTCGATCAGAGCACGCTCCTCGGGCCGGACGCGGATATTGATCGCGCCGACGGTGATGGCGGGCTGGGCCTTTGCGGGGCGTCGGGTTGGGGTGGTGATGCGCTTGGCGGGTGTGGGCATGGTGGCCTCCGGGGCTGGTTCTACGACTCTGTATGGACATTGTCCACCACGCAGTCATCGCGCCGCTGAAAGCGGATTGCGGCACCGGAACCAGAAGAGATAGTGTCTCGATAGTCGTTGAATTGCGACCGCAGCCGAGTGGCTTCCGAGCCACCGGCCCGCTGATCAGCCACAGTGGCTCTCGAGCCGATGGTTCCTTCCTGGCCCCGCTGTATGCGGGGGGCGGAAGCGCGCGACGTCTTTAGCGCCAGGCCGAAAATATGGGTTGCGGTTTGCAGCCTTCGCCCGCGGCTTCAAATCGTTAGCTGCAAACCGACGCTGGGCCGCTGCCCTGCAAACCACCTGCAAACCGGATGGCCAGATGACGCTCCCCTGGATGGCGGCGAAGATCCTGCTGCGTCCGCTGGCGGAGCTGCGTCCGCATGCCGGCAACGCCCGCGTCCACAGCGCCGAGCAGCTGGAGCAGATCAAGGCCAGCATGCTGGCCTTCGGCTTCACCAACCCGCTGCTGGTGGACGAGGACGATGTGCTGATCGCGGGGCACGGGCGGCTCGAGGCCGCGTCGGCGCTCGGAATGGCCAAGGTGCCAGTCATCGTGCTGCGGCACCTGTCCGCCGCGCAGAAGGAGGCGCTGCGGCTCGCCGACAATCGCATCGCGGAGAACGCGACCTGGGACCAGGCGCTGCTGCGTGATGCGCTGGCCGCGGTGCAGGCGGCGCAGGAGATCGACCTCGGCGCGCTCGGCTTCTCGGCGGATGAGCTCGCGGACATCCTCGCAGCGGCTGGAGATGCCGTGTCCGACGGCGACGCGCCCGAGGCTCTGTCCGCGGATTCCGCCGAGGGGAATGGCGCGGCAGGCACCGACGATGCGCCGGCGGACGACCCCGCCGACGCCGACCCGGAGCCGCCGCGCCAGGCCGTCACCCGCCCCGGCGACCTCTGGCTGCTCGGCGAGCACCGCCTGCTCTGCGGCGACAGCACCGACGCTACGAACCTGGCGCGCGTGATGCGTGAGGACCGCGCGGCGCTGCTCTTCACCTCCCCGCCCTACGGGAATCAGCGGGACTACACGACCGGCGGCGTCACGGATTGGGATGCGCTGATGCAGGGCGTGTTCCAGCATCTCGACGCGGCCATGCGGCCGGACGGCCAGGTGCTGGTGAACCTCGGGCTGATCCATCGCGACAATGAATGGCAGCCCTATTGGGCCGCCTGGCTCGACTGGATGCGCGCCCGCGGCTGGCGGCGCTTCGGGCTCTACACCTGGGACCAGGGGCCTGGCCTGCCCGGAGACTGGAACGGGCGGCTGTCGCCCGCCTTCGAGCTCCTGTTCCACTTCAATCGCGAGGCCCGGCGCCCGAACAAGATCATCCCCTGCCGCTGGGCGGGGCACGTCAACTCGGAGAAGGGTGGCCTCCGCGCCAAGGACGGCACGGTCGGCGAATGGCAGCATGCCGGCCAGGGCGTGCAGGAGACCCGGATCCCGGACAACGTGCTGCGCATCACGCGGCACAAGGCCCGTGGCATCGAGACGGAACATCCCGCGGTGTTCCCCGTCGCGCTGCCGGACTTCCTGATGCGGGCCTATGCCGATGAGGGCGACGTGGTGTTCGAGCCCTTCGCTGGCGCCGGCACCACCATCATAGCCGGCCAGCGCACCGGCCGCCGCGTGCGGGCGATCGAGCTCGCGCCGGCCTATGTCGATCTGGCCGTGGCACGGTGGCGCATGCTGCATCCTGACCTGCCGGTGACGCTGGCGGACGACGGTCGCGATTACGACGCCGTGGCCGCGGCGAGGCAGGAGGTCACCGCCAGTGCAGCCTGATCTCGTCGTTTCCGCTCTGCCGGTCGCTTCCCTCGTGCCCTATGCCGAGAATGCGCGCACGCATTCGCCGTCCCAGGTGGCGCAGATCGCCGCCTCCATCGCCGAGGTCGGCTTCGTGAACCCCGTGCTGGTGGACGCAGACGGCGTGCTAATCGCCGGCCACGGCCGCGTCATGGCGGCGAAGCAGATCGGGCTGGCCGCCCTGCCGGTGCTGCGGCTTGGCCATCTCTCCCCCGCACAGGCGCGTGCGCTGCGCCTGGCAGACAACCAGATCGCGCTGAACTCCGGCTGGGACGAGGCGCTGCTCGCCGCTGAGATCGCCCGCATCCGCGACGAGGCGGTGGTCGATCTGGACGTGCTCGGCTTCTCGGGCATGGAGCTCGATCGGCTGCTGGCGGCTGCCGATGCCGGCCTGGGCGAGGATGCCGACGACGCCCCGCCACCGCCCGTGGTGCCCGTCACTCGCACCGGCGACCTTTGGCGCTGCGGGGAACACCGCTTGCTGTGCGGCGATGCCACCCAGATCGAGGACGTGCAGCGTGCCCTTGGCGCCGGCTACCTGGCCGACATGGGCTTTGTCGATCCGCCCTACAACGTGGCCTACGAAGGCGGCACCGCCGCCAAGATGACCATCGCCAATGACGCGCTGGGCGGCGGCTTTCCGGAGTTCCTCCGTCCCGCGCTGGCCAACCTGCTCTCGGTCACGAAGGGCGCCTGCTACGTCTGCATGTCCTCCTCGGAATGGCCGACGCTGCATCGCGTCTGGCAGGAGGCCGGCGCCCAGCACTATTGGTGCGGCGCCCGCGACCAGGGGAATGTCTGGCACTTCGATAAGCCGGCCAGGAACGACCTCCATCCGACCATGAAGCCGGTGGCGCTGGTCGAGCGTGCCATCCGCAACAGCAGCAAGCCGCGCGATACGGTGCTGGACTGCTTCGGCGGCTCGGGCACGACGATGATCGCCGCCGAACGCACGGGGCGACGCGCCGTGCTGCTGGAGATCGACCCTGCCTATGCCGACGTCATCGTGCGCCGCTGGCAGGAGACGACCGGCGAAGCCGCGGTTCTGGAGAGTGATGATCGCATCTTTGCCGATGTCGCCGCGGCCCGCGGCATCGTCGATCATGGTGTGATCCAACCCGCCGAATCATAGCAATCTCACGACGCTGCATCTTGCTTGGCTCGTGCGCGCCACAGCGCGAATGGTCCGTCACACGCAGAGCACCCCGCACTGCACCACGACGGAGACCAGCATGACGGACCGCACCGCCCGCGCAGCCCGCAACCAGGAACGCAGCCTCGAAGCCTTCCTCGCCGAGAAGCCGCGCCTCGACGCGATGGTCGCCGAGCTTCAGCAGATGAGCGCGGACCACTTCGGCGCGGATCCCGAGACGGTGCTCTGGGGCGCGCATGCCAGCCTGCAGCACTGGAACAGCCTGCTGGCGCGGGTGACGGACTCCTACCTGAAGCGCGGCGAATCGGCCGAATGAAGCGGACCACTCCCGCACCGCCCCGACCGGCAGCGCCGGCGGGGCTCCCGGCAGTAGGGGCCGATGACCGGCGCCCGGAACCGGAGACCATCACGATGACCAAGCTTTCCGACAGCCAGCGCGTGATCCTGAGCGCCGCCGCGCAGCACGAGATGGGCCTCGCCCGCGCGCCGAAGACCCTGCCCGCCGCGGCCCGCAACGCGGTCTTCCGCAGCCTGATCAAGAACAACCTGCTGACCGAGATCAACGCCCCGCGGGACTTCGTCGGGTTGGGCTGGCGCCAGGACGAGGAAGGCACCTGGATCGTGGCGCGCATCACCGACGACGGGCTGCGCGCGATCGGCATTGACCCGAACGAGGGCGACGCGGGGGCCGGCGAGCCCGACTGCTCGGGCATCGAGGGCAGCGTGCCCCACACGGCGACGACGGGCGCGGAGGAGCCGGCGCCGCAGGGTGAGGACACCCCGCCGCCCGAAGCCACCCAGGCCGCACCCCTGGCGGAGGAAGTCGCCCTGCTCGACCAAGCCCTCGCAGCACGCGCCGCCACGCCCCGCGCCAGCCTGCGCGACACCGCCGCGGCGATCCTCGCCGCCTGGGATGACGAGGCAAACCGGGAGGGCGACATGATCGGCGCCCTGGACGCGCCGATGGAAGCCCTGCGCACCCTGCTAGCCGGCGAGCCCGCCCGCACGCCACGGGACGCCACCGCGCCACGCAAGCCGCGCGAGGGCACCAAGCAGGAGCAGGTGCTGGCGATGCTGCGCCGCCCCGAGGGCGCCACGGTCGCACAGATCGCCGAGGCGACGGGCTGGGCGCAGCACACGGTCCGCGGCTTCTTCGCCGGACTGAAGAAGAAGGGCCACGCGGTCGAGGTGAAGTCGCGCGAGCGGATGGTCGGCCCGAACAAGACGGGCGCGAAGGGCTCCTTCACCATCTACCACCTGCCGGCCTGACCACGGAGCCGGACACGTCGAGGGCTCGCCGCCGGACGGTAGCGGGCCCTTGCTCGTGATGACCATCACGTGCGGCGGGAGGTCGCCGCCATGCCGGAACTGACCGCCTCGACCCGCGAGGCTGCGCGGCGCCTCGGCGTCAGCGACACCGCCATCCACAAGGCCGAACGGGCCGGCCGGATTGCCCGCGAGCCGGACGGCCAATGGGATATCGACAAGACCCGCCGCCGCCTGACCGAGACCGCTGATCCCGCCCGCTCGCCCCTGGCCGGTGGCGCCGGCGCCGAGGGCACGCCCTTCGCCCGGCTGAAGGTCGCGCAGCTCGCGCTCAAGGTGGAGGCGCAGCGGCTCTCGCTCGACGAGACCAAGCGCCGCCTGCTCGATGTCACCGAGGCCAATGCCGCGCTGGACGAGATCGGCAGCACGATGCGCAACGCGCTGCTGAACTGGCCCGCCCGCGTTTCCGGCCTGATCGCTGCCGAGATCAGCGTCGATCCGCATCTGCTGCAGACCATCCTGCAGAGCCACATCAACGACCTGCTGACGGAGGCGGCCGATCGCTTCGATCCAGCAGGCCTCGGAGGGGACCGGTCTCCGCAGCCGTGAGCATGTCCGCCGGCGTGTCGGCGCGATGCTCCGGCCGCCGCCGCAGCTCACCGTCTCGGAATGGGCGGAGCGGCACCGCATGCTCGGCAGCCGCGCATCGGCGGAACCGGGCCCCTGGCGGACCAGCCGCACGCCCTACCTCAAGGACGTGATGGACGCGCTCTCGGCCGTGCATCCGGCCCGGCGCGTCGTGTTCATGAAGGGCGCGCAGGTCGGGGCGACGGAAAGCGGCAACAACTGGCTGGGCTACATCATGCACCACGTGCCGGCACCGGCGCTGGCGGTGCAGCCGACCGTCGAACTGGCCAAGCGCTTCTCGCGCCAGCGCATCGACCCGCTGCTGGAGGAGACACCGGCGCTGCGGGAGCGGGTCGCGCCCGCCCGCGCCCGCGACAGCGGCAACACCATGCTGTCGAAGGAATTCCCCGGCGGCATCCTGGTGCTGACCGGGGCCAACAGCGCGGTCGGATTGCGCTCGATGACGGCGCGGTTCCTGTTCCTCGACGAGGTGGACGCCTATCCCGGCGACGTCGCCGGCGAGGGTGATCCGATTGCCCTGGCTGAGGCCCGGGCCCGAACCTTTGGCTGGCGGCGCAAGGCGTTCCTGGTCAGCACGCCCACCATCGCCGGCCGCAGCCGCATCGAGCGGGAATACCTCGCCTCCGATCAGCGGCGCTTCTTTGTGCCGTGCACGGCGTGCGGCGAGATGCAGTGGCTGCGCTTCGAGCGGCTGATCTGGGAGAAGGGTGCGCCGGAGACGGCGCGCTATCACTGCTCGGGCTGCGACCATCCGATGCAGGAGCACGACAAGACCGCGATGCTCGGGGACGGCGAGTGGCGCGCGACGGCCGAGGGCCAGGATCCGCACACGATCGGCTTCCACATCTCGGCGCTCTATTCGCCGGTGGGCTGGCTGTCCTGGGAGCAGATCGTGCGGGATTGGGAGGCCGCCCAAGGCAAGCCCGAGGACATCAAGACCTTCAAGAACACCGTGCTGGGCGAGACCTGGCAGGAGCAGGGCGAGGCCCCGGATTGGGAGCGGCTGGTCGAACGGCGCGAGGACTTTCCGATGGGCGTGGTCCCCACCGGCGCGCTGGTGCTCACCGCTGGCGTCGACGTGCAGGACGATCGCCTCGAGTGCGACGTGTGGGGCTGGGCGGAGGGTTTCTCGTCCTGGCTCGTGGACCACGTGGTGATCCCGGGCAGCCCGCGGGATCGCGCGCCCTGGGATGAGTTGGCCCGGGTGCTGGCGCGAGACTGGCCACGCCATGGCGGCGGTGCGATGCGCATTGCCCGGCTCTGCGTCGACACCGGCGGCCGGGACACGGCGGCGGTCTATGGCCATCTGCGCCGCCTGCGGGATCCGCGGATCGCGCCAACGAAGGGCATCGACGGCTGGAACCGGGCACAGCCGGTGCAGGGCCCGACGCCGGTGGACGCGCTGGTCAATGGCCAGAAGCTGCGGCGCGGCCTGAAGCTCTGGACCGTCTCGGTATCGACCTGGAAGGCCGATCTCTATCGCCGGCTCTGGCTCGGCCGCGGCGACGCGGAGGAACTGCCGCCCGGTTGGGTGCATCTGCCGCGCGCAATCGAGGTGGAGTGGATCAAGCAGCTGGTCGCCGAGCAGCTGCGCACAACCAAGGACCGCCGCGGCTTCGCGCGGCAGGAATGGGCCAAGCTGCGAGAGCGGAACGAGGCGCTGGACTGCGCGGTGCTGGCCCGCGCTGCGCTCTGGCTGCTCGGCGCCGATCGCTATGGCGAGCGGTTTTGGCAGCAGCTGCGCGACCAGATCGCCGATGCACCGCTTCTGCCGAGCGAACTTCCCACCGCAGGGAATGTCGCTGATCCATCACCACCATCGCAGGCCGCGCCGGCGCAGGCGCTCGACACCCAGCGCCCGCGGGGCTGGCTGGCGCCGCGCAGTGGCTGGCTTCGCTGAGAGGAGGACGAGCATGGATCCGACCGTCCTCGCCTGGGCGCTGGCGCAGCCTGTCAGCACCCGCGCCGCCGTCCTGGCCGCGGCCTTCACCGGCGGCACCACGCGCGTGACCTTCGACGGCCGCACCGTGGAATACCGCTCGCTGGATGAACTCGGCCGCGCCCTATCGGTGCTCCATGCCGCGGAGAACGCCGCCGCGCGCCGCCCCAGCGTGACCTTCGCCAGCTTCTCGCGCGAGGGCAGCAAGTGATGGGGCGCCTTCGTGATGCCTGGCACGCCCTTCGTGGCTATGCCGCCGCGCAGGACAGCCGCGCCTCGAGCTGGGCGGCGTCGGGCAGCAGCGCCACGGCCGAGGTCGGTGCCGCAGCACCCACCGTCGCGCGCCGTGCCCGCGATGCCGTCCGCAACGACCCCTACGCCGCCCGCATCGTCGATCTCTGGACCGGCAATGCCGTCGGCGCCGGCATCACCACCCGCTGGCCGGACAAGCCGCATGCCGAAGCCTGGCGCCGCTGGTCCGACAGCACCGCCTGCGACGTAGAGGGGCGGCTCGACCTCTATGGCCTCCAGGCGCTTGTGATGCGCGCGGTGGTCGAGAGCGGCGAGTGCTTCGTCCGCCTGCTGCCGGCCGGGATCACGCCCGCCAATCCGATCGGGCTGCGTCTCCAGGTGCTGGAGAGTGATCACCTCGACACGGCACGACAGGGCGTCATCGAGGGCATCCCCACGCTGCAGGGTATCGGCCTTGGCGAGGCCGGCGAGCCGGTCGGCTATTGGCTGCACCGCGTGCACCCCGGCGCCTCCTGGGTTCTGCCGGGTGGTGCCACCTGGTTGAGCAGCCAGCGCGTGCCAGCCCGCGACGTGCTGCACATCTATCGCAAGCGGCGCCCCGGCCAGCTGCGCGATGTCTCCTGGCTCGCCCCGGCGCTCACCCGCCTCCGCGATCTCGGCGACTACGAGGCGGCGCTGCTCATGAAGGCCAAGATCGAGGCGTGCCTGGCGGCAGTCGTGTCGGAGGATGGTGACGAGGCCATGACCGGCCCGGCGTCGGGCCTGCTGCGCGACGCCCAAGGCCGCACGGTCGAGAGCTTCGAGCCGGGGATGATCCTCTATCGCCGCGGCATGGGCAGCGTCGAGGTGGTGAACCCGAGCGGCGGCGGCAGCCACGCCGCCTTCGCCCGTCGCGCGCTGGAAGCCTCCGCCGTCGGCACGGGCCTGACCTATGATCAGGTCGCCGGGGACCTCACCCAGGCGAACTACTCCAGCCTCCGCGCCGGCAAGATCGAGTTCCGCCGGCTCTGCGAGCAGGTTCAGTACGGCATGCTCATCCCGATGCTGGTGCGCCCCATCGCGGATCGCTTTCACGCCCAGGGCGCACTGCTGGGCCTGTGGGGCGCCGACGTGCCCGATGGCCTGTCACACGTCCCACCCGCGCACGAGATGATCGATCCGCTCAAGGATACCACCGCGCTGATCGCGCAGGTGCGCGCCGGCTTCGTGCCGCAGCCCGAGGCGGTCGGCGCCTTCGGCTACGACTTCCGCCAGGTGGTCGAGATGATCCGCGAGGCGAATACCCTGCTCGACGAGGCGGGGCTGTCGCTCGATACCGACCCGCGTCGTGTCGCGAAGTCCGGTGCGGCCCAAGACGCCGCACAGATGGCAGCAATCGAGATCGCTGCCACTGGCGCCGTCACTCAGCCTTCGTCCGAATCGTCGTCATCCTGATCCCCGTCTTCATCTCCGTCAGCCAGAGGCGGAAAGAACCTGGCAAAAACTTCGGACGGGGGCCGACGATATCGCCGCAGGACGTCGACCTCCACACAAGGGAAGAGGTCATCTAGGTCGATGACCACGAGGCCCTTCTCAAGGGCGATGTCCTGCAACCGCTCGACAGTCGTAGCGTGCAGACGCTCGACGCGCAGAGCCTTCCTCAGCTGTTCGCGTGTCAGGCAGAAGCGTCCGCGCTCCTTGCCCCTGAACGATGCTTCGTAGACTTCAGCCCACAAAATCTGGGCAACTTTCTCGATCCATTCACGACTTGCCATTTTCAGTCCTCGTGCGGGGAAGATCGCCTACAGGCAACCCGGGATCGCCTCTGCGACCCTGGGGCACCTATAAGCGACCAAAGCCCTATCCGTCAATGAAAAGATCAGATTCACGTATCTCCCGGTCACCATAACGATCCTGGGGCACGATTCAGGGGACTCTCTGGGTGGAATGGCACGGTTTTCCAGTACCGGCTTCCGAACTCCGCGGGCGGCGTTGCTAGTTGCACCGCGAGCAATGGCGATCGCCTAGCGAATGAGATTCATCATGCAATGAAAGGCACTTAGCCATGATCGCAGGCGCCTACGACTGGACCGACGACATGCTCAAGATCAAGAGCATGCAGAATAAGTTCCGCGACAGCTTCAACGGCACGGAGATCAACCCGGCGCGCTGGGAGATCGAGGCGACTGGAGGCGGCATCACGCACACCGTGGCAGAGGGCGCGGTGACCATCTCCACCGGCACGACGCTCGACGATGAGCTGACGCTCACCAGCCGGACCACCTTCACCATCCCGCTGCGGGTCATGGTGGCGGTGAACATGAGCCAGCGCATCGTCGGCCAGTCGGTCTGGCTCGAGCTGGTCAGCATCGATCCCACCACCGCCCAGCCGGACGGACGCAGCGCCGCGGCCTGGCGGCTGGATGGCGCCAGCGCGACGCTCGCGAACTACGAGGTGCAGAGCGAGGGCGCCCCGCGCCTCGGCAGCGCCTCGGGCAGCACCATCCCGACCACCGCGCCGGCCGGCTGGTCGGTGCTGGAGCTCGAGCCGACCAACGACGAATGCTACTTCCACGGCCGTCTGATCGACACCACGGCGGCGCGCTCGAACTCCTATGTCCGCCACCAGCAGATCCCGGAGCCGAACGCGCTGTATCGTTTTCGGATCCGCGTACGGAACCGGCAGTTCATCAGCGGCATCTCGGCGGTGGCGAACAACGGCGGTGGCGCGGTGCGCATCACGCGGGCCGCGCATGGCTTTGCCACCAATGACGTGGTCACGGTCGCCGACGTCTCGGGCGTGCTGGGGGCGAATGGGACCTTCACGATCACGGTCATCGACGCGAACAGCTTTGACCTGGTCGGCTCGACCTTCACCGGCGCCTATCTGAACACCGGCTGGGCCTCGGTCAGCCGGAACCTGGCGCCAGTCTCGAACACGGACATCAAGGTCCAGTTCGTCACCATCGCGGATTATGCCGAGCTCACCACCGAGATCACCGCCGGCCGCGGCCAGTCGGTCGCTGGCCAGGGGCTGGGCGTGAACGTGCTCAGCACCATCCCACCGGCGGTCACGCCGGTGGGTGGCCAGGCGCGCAACACGGCCGGCGCCGTGCCGGTGCTGGCCGCCACTGGCTACTCGGCCAACCCGATTGCCGTCACGACGGCGCGTGGTGTGGATCTGCTGGCGACGCTGATCGGCGCGCTGGTCACCAAGCCTTACGCCATCCCCGAGGCTGACTGGCAATACGCTGCCGCCGCGGGCGGAATCATCAACACCACCGACGTGGTGCTCCGTGCTGCGGCAGCGGCCGGAATCCGGAATTACGTCACCTCGATCGACATCCGCAACGCGCATCCGACGGTCGCGACCGAGGTGGTGCTCAAGGACGGCGCGACGGTGATCTGGCGGCAGCTGCTGCCGGCCGCGATGGCGGCCCCGGTGGAGATCACCTTTCCCACGCCGCTGCGCGGCACCGCCGCCACGGCCATGAACGTCGCCTGCATCACCACCGGCGCGCAGGTTTACGTCAACGCGCAGGGCTTCGCCGCGCCGTAACGGCGCCCCGCAAGGAGCACTTCCATGACCGAGCCGATCGAACCGGCGGGGCCCAGCTCCGTGCCGGATCCCGTCGCTGCGCCCGATCGAATGCCCACCGCTGGGCAGTCGATCACCGCCTGCCGCGCCCTGGCCGCACCGGTCACTGTCAATCGCGCGGCCCGCACCGTCGAGGTAGTTTGGTCCACCGGCGCCCGGGCCCGCAACTTCGTGCCGCCCTATGGGCCGATCCTCGAAGAGCTCGACATGGCGCCCTCCGCGGTGCGCATGGACGCGCTCCGCTCCGGCCGCGCGCCGGTGCTGGACACGCATCGCCGTGCCGGGACGCGCGACGTGCTGGGCCGCGTCACCGCCGCCCGGCTCGAAGCCGGCCGCGGCTACGCCACGCTCCAATTCAGCGGCGCCGACGACGTGGAGCCGGTCTGGCAGCGCGTCGCTGACGGCACGCTGCAGTCTGTCAGCGTCGGCTACCGCGTGCACCGCTACGACCCCCGGCCCGACGCCAGCACCGGCCAGACCATCCACCGCGCCGTGGACTGGGAGCCCTACGAGATCTCGATTGTGCCCGTCCCCGTGGACGGTCTGGCCGTGATCCGTGGTGAGGGGGATCAAGGCGCCCGCGCCACCGCCATCGAACCCGCCCTGATTGAGGAAACCACCATGCCCGAGACGACGCCGGCTCTGCCGGATCCCGCGCCGGCGCCGCCCGCGCCGCCCACCATCCCGCACCAGGAGATCCCCGTGACCACCACAGCCCCGCCCGAGCCCACGCGCGCCGCGCCGCCCGCGCCCGACCTCGATGCCATCCGCGCCGAGGCCGAGCGCGCCGCCGTCGAGCGCATCGCCGGCTACGAGCCGGTGCTGGCCGCCGCCCGCGGCCTGGTGACCGCCGACATGCTCGACACCATGCGCGAGGCCGCCATCCGCGACCGCGTCAGCCCCGAGGTGCTGCGCGGCCGGCTGTGGGAGGCCTTCACCAGCGGTGCCGCGCGGCCCTCCCTGCCGGCGCGCCCCGACACCGGCCCGTCCAACGAGGATCCGTCGCAGCTCCTCGACGCCATGGCCGAGGCGCTCGCCGCCCGCTCCATGCCCGGCTACCAGGCCCCGCCGACCGGCCGCCACACCGAGTTCCTCGGCTGGCGCCCCTCCGACATGATCGGCGAGCTGCTCCGCGCCCGCGGAGAGCGCAACGTCCCGCGCAACCCGACCATCCTCGCGGAACGCGCCTTCCACACCACCTCCGACTTCCCGGCGCTGCTCTCGGCCGCGGCGAACAAGATGCTTCTGGCGGCCTATGCGCCGGCCGCGCCGACCTACCGGACGCTGTTCCTCCGCCGCGACTTCCGCGACTTCAAGCCGCACCGCCACCTGCGGGTCGGCGACTTCCCGACGCTGCTGCCCCTGTCGGAGAATGGTGAGGTCCAGGCCGGCACCATGTCCGAGAGCCAGGAGCTGGTCTTCCTGCAGACCTTCGCGCGGCGCATCCGCGTCACGCGGCAGATGCTGGTGAACGACGATCTCGGCGCCTTCACCGACTTCGCCAGCATGATCGGCCGGCGCGTCGCGGACTTCGAGAACGCGACCGCCTACCAGCTGCTGAATGCGGCGAATGGCGACGGCCCGACGCTCATCACCGGTGCCGCGGCGGTGTTCGGCACGGCGGCGGCGCGGGCGAACAAGGCGGGTGCGGGCACCGCGCTCGACCTGCCGAACCTGGCGCTGGGCCGTGCCGCGGTGATGCGCCAGAAGACCCTCGACGGCCTGCCCATCGCCGTCGGTGCGCAGATGCGCCTGCTGGTTGGGCCAAACCAGGAACTCGCCGCGCGGCAGCTCACTGTCTCGGTCCAGGCGACGCAGACCAGCAACGCCAACGTCTATGCGGGCTTCGTGCAGCCGCTGGTGGAGCCGCTCATCCCGGCGAACCGCTGGTACCTGTTCTCGGATCCGCTGGCGGCGCCGGTCTACGTCTACGGCTACCTGAACGGCGCCGAGGGGCCGCAGGTCACCACCGGCAATGTCCAGGGCGTAGACGGCGTCGAGGTCAGCGTGATCTTCGACTTCGGTGTCGGCGCCATCGACTGGCGCGGCGCCTGGTTCAATCCGGGCACCTGATCCGCACCGCCCTCATCGGCCTATCCATCATCAATCCATGCAGAAGGCGTCCTTTGGGACGCCTTCTGCGTTTCTGGAGACCTCATCCCCATGCGCAACTATGTGCAGCCGGGCGACAGCCTGGCGCTCGCCGTCCCCTATGCCGGCGGCGTCACCTCCGGCCAGGGCGTCCTGGTCGGCGCGCTCTTCGGCGTGGCTGCCGTCGATGGCGTGCAGAACGCCGTCATCGAATGCCAGACCAAGGGTGTGTTCGACATCACCAAGGAGCCGGCGCTGGCGATCACCGCCGGCGCGCGCCTCTTCTGGGACAACACCAACCGCCGCCTCACCACCACCGCCACAGGCAACTTCCAGGTGGGCCTCGCCACGGTGGCGGCGCTGGCCGCGGACGCCACCGTCCGCGCCGTGCTGCTGCGTGTCCCGGCGGCCGGCGCATGAGACACCCTGTGTCCAGCCTAATGTTGTCAGGCGGCGATTTTGACGGCGCTTGCGTGCTGGCTGGGGTCGTAGGTGTTGCCGTCTTTCCAGGCGCGCCAGAGCACTCGGACCCAAGCGCGTGCGAGGATGCGGATGGCATGGGGGTGCTTGCAGCCGCGTGCCTTTGCCTTGGCGTAGATGTCTGCGGCCCAGGCCGAGGCGTGTCGGGAGTTGTCGGCGAAGCGGGTGACGGCGAGGCGCAGGTTCTTGTTGCAGGCCCATCGGAAGACGACGCCGCGGGATTTGCCGGAGGCGTGTGTGACGGGGCAGACGCCGGCCTCGGCGGCGAGTTGGTCCTCGGTGGGGAAGCGTTCGCGGATGTTGCCGAGTTCGGCGAGGATCCCTGCTGCGCAGATACGGCCGGCGCGCGGGAAGGACATGACGATCCTGCCGTCGGGCAGTTCGGCGACGGCATGCTCGATGCGCGACGACAGCTTGGCGATCTCGGCGACGAGGCGTTCGAGGATGGCGGCCAGCGCGCGGGCGAGTTCACCCCTGGCGTCGGCCTCGGCGTCCTCGGCCAGGCCGGTGGGCGCGGCGCGGAGGCGGGCGAGCAATTCGGCGGCGGAGCGTCGGCCGCAATAGGCGTGCTGAGCCAGGAAGCTGGCCAGGCGTTTCTCGCCCAGGCGGTTGGCGCTGTCGGGCGTTGGATAGCGGCTGACGAAGGCGAGCGCGATCGGGCTGTCGATGGCGGCGAAGATGGCAGCAGCACCCGGCCAGAAGCCTTCGAGCAGGCTGCGCAGCTGGTTGGCGAGTGCGATGCGCTGGGCGACCAGGTCGTCGCGGCCGCGGACCAGCGCGCGGAGTGCCTTGATGTCGTCGGAGACGGGCATGAGGGGACGGAAGCGGTGCCCGTCGGTGCGCAGGATGTCGGCGAGCATGAAGGCGTCGCCCGGGTCGGACTTGCCGCCGGCGGCGCGATATCGAGGTCGGCATGCTTTGACGACATTGGGGTGGATCGGGATCACCGGATGGCCCGCTTCGACGAGCGCATCGACGATGAGACCAGAGGGGCGCTCGATGGCGATGGGCAGTTCGGCCGGCGGGGCCACGCGCTTGAGGCAGGCCAGCATGTCGGCGAGGCCCGCCGCATCGTGGCTGACCTCGATACGGGTGACGAGCTGACCGGCGCCGTCGATGACGCAGACGGCATGGCTGGCGCCGCCCCAATCCAGACCTCCGTGAAATGGCATGTGCTGGGCTCCTCGGGTTGCGATAGGCTCACCCAAGCCGGGAGATCACGCGGATCGCTCACTGACAGGCGCTCTGGCCGGCAAGCACTGGCGCTTCACCCTGTGGTCCGTCGGTATCTCCCGGCACCTGCCGCGCGGCGGGTCTCATGCGGGCCGTCCAGCGGCAAGCGACGCTGGCCGTCACGGCAGGGGCTCGGGCTGTCAGACACTACGCCGCTACGCGGCTCCGCGCCCAACAGCCCGAAGGTGCACCAGTGAGCCTCGATCCCAAGGCCACGCGGGGCTATCGCAATCGCAACCCGGGCAACATCGAGCACGTCTCGGCCAACAAGTGGCAGGGACTCGCCGAGCCGCCGTCGGACGGACGCTTCTGCCGCTTCACCAGCCACGAGTTCGGCATTCGCGCGCTCGCCGCGCTGCTGGTCACCTATCAGGACCGGCACAAGCTGCGCACACCGCGGGCGATCATCGAGCGCTGGGCGCCCAAGGTGGAGAACGATACCGCGGCCTATGTCGCGGTGGTGGCGCGGCGGATTGGCGTCGGGCCGGATGATGCGATCGACCTGCATCGGCACGATCACCTCCGGCCGCTGGTGGAGGCGATCATCCACCATGAATGCGCCGGGCTCGCCTATCCGGCCGCGGTGATCGACCGGGCCCTCACGCTCGCCGGGGTGCCGCCTGCGCCGCCGGTGACGCTGCGGGAGGTGGCAGCCATCACCGGCACCGGCCGCGGCGCCGTGCTCGTTGGGGCGGCAGGCATCGCCACCGCCGTGGCGCAGGCCGCCCCCGCTATCCAGGCGCTGGGCACGCTCGCACCGGCGGTGGCCATCGCGGTCATCGTCGCCGCGGTAGTCGGCGTGCTCGCCTGGCGGCTGCGGCGCCCAGCATGAACGCCTTCGCCGCGGCCATGGACGCGCTGGCGGCGGATCCGAACATCGGCACGGATGCAGCCTACCGGGCCGGCGGGACCGGGGCGCCTGTGTCGCTGCGTGTGGTCCGCTCGGCGCCGGACCGGCTCGGCGATGCCTTCGGCACCAGCGTGACCCAGGCCAGCGACGTGCTCACGGTGGCGATCGCCGTGCTGCCCGCCGTGGACGCGGACGACACCTTCACCCTCGGCGCCGACACCCTGATCGTCCAGCACGCCGAGCGGGACGCCGCGGGCATCGCCTGGCGCGTCTTCTGCCGCCGATAGGAGCACCGCCATGATCGACCCCGAACGCATCGGTGGCATCGTCGGCGAGGCGCTGCTCGCCGGCGCGCTGGGTGCGCTCGGCGCGATGGCGCGCTTCTCTTCCACCGACCGGCCGCTGCTGACCCGCGCCTATCTGCTGCACGCGCTGGCCGGCGGCAGCCTGGGCACCGGCGCCTGGCTCATCGCGCATGCTTTCGAGCTCGACGGCTGGTGGCTTTTCGCGGTGGCGTGGCTCGCCGGCACGCTCGGCTACGCCGCGCTGCACGATCTGCTGCTGCGCATCCTCAGCCGCAAATTCGGCGGGCGCTGATCCATGCGGCTCGGCGCCAGCATCGTGGGCGATCTGCGCAAGGTGCTGGCTGACGAGGTGCGGGCTGGTGAGCGGGCCGCGATGACCGCCATCCGTGCCGAAACGGAGCAGGTGAAGGCCGAGCTGCGCCGCCAGGTCACCACGGCCTTCTCGGGCAATGCGCGCGGTATCGCCAATGCCTGGCGGTCGATGATCTTCCCACGCTCCGGGCAGTCGCTGCGGCTCGCGGGGCTGGTCTTCACCAAGGTGCCGAACGTCATCGACGCCTTCGAGCGCGGCGCCCTGATCCGCGCCAAGGGTGGCGGGAAGTTCCTGGCCATCCCGACCGGCTTCAACGCCGCCAGGGGGCGGCGTGGCCGAGGCGAGAAAGGCATGCGGGTCACGCCCACGCAGATGGTCGCCTCGGGCCAGGCCTTCCTGCGGCCGTTCAAGTCGGGCCGGGGCTTCGTCTGGTGCCTGCCGCTGCGGCAGGGCGAGCAGACTGGGCGACGGCGGCGCACGCGATTGGTGGCGGGTGGTGTCACCGAAGTCGGCACCGGCAATCGCAAGGGGCGCGAGGCCTGGGCGCGCGGGCTGCTGGAGCAGGGGATGGTGCCGATGTTCGTGCTCCTCCCTCAGGTGAAGCTCGCCAAGCGCCTCGATGTGCGCGGCGCCGCGGAGCGCGGGCTGCGCCGCCTGCCCGGCCGCTTCGTGGCGGCTTGGGAACGCGAGAGCGGGAGGTCAGCGTGAGCGCGCGCGAGACCGCCATCGCCGCACTGCACACCCAGCTCGTCACGTCGCTGGCGGCACGAGACCCAGCACCTCTGGTACTGCGCGGCGAGACCATCCCGCAGCGCATTCCCCCCGGCGGGCTAGTCGTCGTCCGCGACGGCGAGGCGGTGGAGGAGACGCCGATCCTCTCGCCGCTCGCCTGGCAGATCGAGCACCGCGCCGAGGTCGAGATCACCGTCAACGGCGCCACGCCCGCCGTGCGCAACGCCCTGCTCGACGCGCTGCTGGTCGATGTCGCCGCCGCCATCACCGCCAACCGCACCCTCGGCGGCGCCGTCGAATGGGCGCAGCCCGGCAGTGCGTCCTTCGAGGATGTCGAGTTCGAAGGCGCGGCCGCGGCGCGTGCCGCCGCCATCCCCGTCACCCTCTGGTTCACCGTCGCCGGCTCGCCGCTGGCCTGATCCCCTTCCAGGAGAAAGTCCATGCCCCGTGCCATCGGCGCGAATTGCCGCCTGCTTATGCTGCCCGAGACCGTCTACGGCACCGCCCCCGGTAGCAACTGGCGGCGCATGCCGTTCCTCTCCTGCGATCTCGGCGCTGAACAGCCTCTGCTCGATGCCGACGTCATCGGCGTGGGGAGCAACCGCGACCCCGCTGCGCCCTTCCTCGACACAGTGACCGTCGCCGGCCAGGCGGTGGTGCCGGTGGACCTGATCAACATCGGGCATTGGCTGCGTCTGTTGCTCGGCGCGCCCACCACGACCGGCACGACCAACTTCATCCACACCTTCGCCTCGGGTGCGGCCGCGCTGCCGAGCAACGCGATGGAGATCGGCTATCCAGACGTACCGAGCTTCGACGTTTGCACGGGCGTGCGCGCCGATACGCTGGAGATGGATTTCACGCCGACCGGGGCCGCGACGGCCACCTTCGGGCTGCTGGGCCAGGGCTCGGTACGCACCGGTGCCACGTCAGGCGGCACGCCAACCAGCGCCGCCTACACCGCCTTCAACAAGGCTCAGGGGTCCATCACCCGCAGCGGTTCGGCGCTGGCCCAGGTCACCGGCGCGCGGCTCACCTACGCCAACGGGATGGAGGCGGTGCGCACCATCCGCGCCGATCGCCGAGTCGAGGGCGTGGATCCCGGCATCGCGCGCTGCACCGGGCAGATCACCGTGCGATTCGAGAACACCACCCTGCTGGCGCAGGCGCAGGCCAGCACCTCAGCGGAATTCGCACTCGCCTTCACCATCGATGCGAACCGCAGCCTGACCATCACGCTGCACGAGGTCTATCTGGCGCTGGCCAAGACCCCGATCGAAGGCCCGGCCGGGGTGGAGGCCAGCTTTGATTTCAGGGCCGCGTTCAACGCGACGGCGACCCGGATGATGACGGCGGTGCTGCGGAACCAGCAGGCCGGGACGGAGTACGCCTGAGCGCTACTGGTCCGTCAGGCTGGCCAGGATCGCCTCGAGGTGCCGCTTGCCATAGAGGATGCGCATGATGCGCGCTCGCGGCAGACCTTCAGCCTGATACACCACCAGGTAGTCAAAAACCGGGATCACCAGAAATCGGAACTGGTCGGGCGCCAGATCCGGGCGCCTGACACCGATGTCTGGAAACTCACCGATCCGCCGCGCAGCACGACGCACCGCCTCGCGCATATCCAACGCCGCCTGCGGATTGTTCTGCTGTATCCAAGACAGGGCGTCCCGCAGATCCTCGCGTGCCTCAGGTGTGAGGAAGGCCGGCTGGCTCAGCCTGCGTTGCGGCGGGCCGCCTCCTGGCCGGAGACGCGGGCGCGCAGTTCCGCATCCACTTCGGCAATCACGTCATCGACCTCGTAGCAGCCCTTCTCGTCCGCCTCGCGGCTGACGCGCTCCAGCATCCGCGTGAAGGCATCGCGCTTGGATTCCTGGTCCTGCAGCAGGCGGAGCGCCGCGCGCATCACCTCACTCACATTGCCGTAGCGGCCTTTGGCCACGCAGGTCTCGGCGAAGCCCTCGAGCTCCGGCGTCAGGCTCACATTGGGCATCGCGGCCTCCTCTCCATCGGTCATGTCAGACTTTGACATGACCCCACCCGATTTCAAGTCCGGAGACCCCCCATGCTCACCCTCGACCTCCCGGTCGAGCCGTACTGGCTCGACATGCCGCGCGGCGTCCGCGTAGAGATCCGCCCCGTCACCACCGCCGTCATGGCCGCCGCCCAGGCCGGCTCCGCCCGCCGCCTCGGGGCGCTGCGGGCCGCGGAAGCCGACCTTGATCCCGACATGGCGCGTGGCCTGGCCTTCGCCTTCCTCGTCAAAGCGCTCGCCCGCCACGCCGTCACCGCCTGGGAGGGTGTCGGCGATGCTGCCGGCAAGCCGCTGCCGCTCTCGCCCGAGGCCGTCGAGCGGCTGATGGACATGGACGAAATGGCCGCCGCCTTCTGGGACCGCGCCACCGGCCCCGTCGCCGCCGTGGCCATGGAGGGAAACGGCTAAGGGCCCGGGCCGAATGGCACTTCGGCCAGGGACCTGACTACTGCCGCGGCTGCGCGGCGCTCGATCGCGACTGCGGCCTCGCCTGCCCCTACACTGCCCACGCGCCCGCCTGCGTGGAGGGCGCCGCCTGCTGGGCCGCCGGCACCGCCTGCGCCACGGCGACCATGGCCGGCCTCGACCTCGACATGCCGGCCGCGCTCGCCACCGCCCGGGAGATGGGCGCCACCGGCTGGGCCGCGGCAGAACTGCTGCTCGCCATGCGCATGGGCCTCGCCGCCGGCAGCGCCGCC